ATATACATCTTTTCCCTATATATATTACTTTGTAAAAAAACGTTCATTTCGTTCATTTTTATCATAGAAGCACTGTTTAAGCCAATCCGATTATGAACACTTTTTTAAAAACGTTCACAAAACGTTCACAAAGGATACATATTTTTGGCCACACTTTTCAGGCAAAAAATGGCTATCTTTTTACACTGTCTTGCTTTACAAAAAAATCTAGCAAAAAAGGGAAAAAAGGAAACCTTTGTTTTTTTTCTCAAAACGCAGCAAGAAGAGTGCAAACTTTGTCCTACATATCCAATCATTATTTTTTCCCCTTTTAAAATACTTTATTGACAAGCAAAAAAAACATGATATAATTGATGGCGTATGATAGGCATACGAAATAAGACATCACCGAAAGCCCAAAGCGTAGCCTATCTGCGTGGCGGGCTTTTTTTATGCGAGGGAATTATGAAATTTAAGATTGATTCTGAGTTTGAAAAGCTGTTGCCTGAATTGTGCAAAAATGAATATCACCTACTTGAGGCCGATATACTAAAAAATGGCCTTATTGATCCGGTTGTGATCTGGAAGGAGGAGGGGATTCTGATTGATGGCCATCACCGGTACAAAGTATGCCAGGCCAATAATATTGAGATTACAACTTTCAAAAATATATCGTTTGATAATAGGGATCAAGCGTTTGAGTGGGTATTGGAGCACGCACAAGGTAGGCGCAATCTCACGCCCGATCAGCTGCGTAAGGTGCGGGGGCAACTGTATGAGCTGAGGAAGAAGGCGATTGGGGGTCGTGCAGATCGTGATCTTTGGGGTGCTCAAAATGAGCACCCCAAAACAGCCGACGTCATAGCCGAGGACTTTGGCGTAAGTCAAGCAACGATACGTCGAGACGCCGCCTTTTATCGTGAGCTGAAGGCCGATCCAAAGTTGGAGGCCGTTGTGGATGCTGGCGGGTCGGCTAAGGAATATTTGAAGGAGAAGAAGGCGAAAGAGCGACAGGAAAAAAAAGAATCCTTTCGAGAAGCTGGGGAGAAGTATAAAGGAAAACATAAAATAATTCATGCGGATTTTCGTTCCTTTTCCAAAACAATTTCTAACAATTCTATTGATCTTATTATTACTGATCCTCCGTATCCAAAAGAGTTTTTGACATTATGGGGAGAAATGTTTGAGATTGCAAAGCGAGTACTTAAGCCGAACGCTTTTCTTGTGGCATACTCGGGGCAACAATATCTTCCACAAATTTTTAAGATGGCTATGAATGCGGGGATTGATTACTACTGGACTATGGCATTGAGATTTACAAAGAAACCGCTTGTGTTCGGCCGTAAAGTTTTAAATGAGTGGAAGCCCATTCTTATCTTTCAAAATGGATTTAAGATAAAAGAAGAGGTTTTTTCTGACTCAATATTGATGGAATATTCAGAAAGAGAATTGCATGACGAAAATTGGGGGCAGACAGTCGCTCCGTTCGAATGGCTATTGGATAAGTTTAGTCAACCAGGAGATACTGTTTTCGATCCATTTCTGGGGACAGGAACAACTCTGCTCGCATGTGAAAACATTGGGCGTTTAGGGATTGGAACAGATATAGAACGAAAATATACTGATCTAGCAAAGGGCAGATTATGCGAGATTGGTGGAATAATCGAATAAGCAAGAAGTTAAATCTTGAATATCCTTTTGACTTTTCAACTCAAGATATTGATGGAGTCGTTCGATGTCACTATACAATTGATGGGGAAATTTTTACAAGGTTGATTCTTTATGAATCGAAAAATGTAAGAGAAAAGACAATGGGAAGCAGTCAGTTAAAGACATTACAACTCATTGAAAAATCAATAGACTGGTCTAAATTCGATTCCTTTTCTGGGCTATTTGTCTTAGTAATTGTTGATATTGATACGAGTATCAATTGGTATAAACTGGATCGGACGAAAGTTAGGAATACAACATTTGATGAACTTTATAAGATATTTTCTGCCAAAATTATCGATAAGACTTTGTCGAAAAAAGTCACAAATCGGATTATCCAATTTCCTAACAAAAGGGACAAAAATGGCCAGTATTTACTTTTTTAAATTTTTCCCTTGACAAATGAAAAACGCAATAGTAAGATACTAATGATTGGAATTTGAGATCGGGTGGATTCTGAAGAGTGGATCTACTCGATTTCTTTATTTTTCGAAAGGGAAAAATGGCTAGACAAGGAAGGGAAGCGCTTACACCGGAACGTCAGGAAAAAATATGCCAACTTCTTAGGGATGGCAACTATATTTCTGTGGCCTGTAAGATTGCTGGCATTTCTCATAAGACATTTACACGTTGGCTAAAGCGAGGTGAATCAGAAAAAACTGGAAAATACGTCAAATTTGTCAAAGCCGTAAAAAAAGCTGAAGCAGAGAACGAAGCAAGAGCAGTTACAATCATACAGCAAGCGATGCCAAAGAGCTGGCAAGCGGCAATGACTTTCCTCGAGCGAAAATATCCTCAAAGATGGGCTAGGCGAGAATATGTTGAAGCGAAAATAGGGAACGAAGATGGAAAAGAAATCCGAGAGAAAGCGGAAAGTGATCCAGAATTCCTTGATCTCCTCTTTAAGCTCCAGAGAAAGATTGACTCTGGCGAAAGCCATGCCAACCGGCTTGGCGAGCTTAATAACTAGAGGGAAATGGAATCTTGCATTACATCTGGAAATCATTTGCAGGCATTTGATGAAAGTTTCCAGTGGTCAATGTAAGCGCCTTCTGATCACTATGCCGCCAAGACATGGGAAAAGTGAGCTTGTTTCAAAATACTTCCCAGCATGGTATCTCATGTCACATCCAGACGAGCGCATTATTTTGGCATCTTATGAAGCCGAATTCGCTGCATCTTGGGGAAAAAAAGCATTGACAATCGTTCGGAAATTCGCTCCACAATTTGGAATGTCCGTTCGGCAGAATCAACAATCAGGCCGACATTGGGGCATTGAGGATCATGAAGGTGAGATGTATACATCTGGTGTAGGTGGCCCAATCACAGGAAAGGGCGGCAATATTATATTGGACGATCCAATAAAAAACGCAGAAGAAGCCCATAGCCCACGATATCGAGAGAAGACCTGGGAGTGGTTCAATTCCACGCTATATACACGATTGGAGCCAAACGCTTGGATTATACTAATTCAGACACGCTGGCATGAAGACGACTTGGCGGGGCGTATTCTAGATCAAGAAAGAGACAAATGGACACACATCAATTTTCCAGCTATTGCAGAAGAAGAAGACATTCTTGGGAGACATCCAGGCGACGCACTTTGGCCGATGAGATTCCCGATTGAGGAGCTAAACAATATTAAGAATCAAATTGGCTCATACTGGTTTTCCTCTCTTTATCAGCAGCATCCGAGCCCAGTGTCCGGATCCTTGTTTAAGCAGGAGTGGTGGAAATATTATGACAATGAGATCAACTTTGACACAGTAATTCAAAGCTGGGATATGTCTTTCAAGTCAACAAAAGGCGGCTCATATGTAGTCGGGCAAGTCTGGGGAAAATTGGGGAAGAACAAATATCTGATATATCAGATTCGCAAACAAGCGGACTTCACGGAGACGTTAGATATGGTGCGGCATGTATCTCGGAAATTCCCGAGTACATACAAGAAATTTGTGGAGGAGAAAGCGAATGGGGCGGCCATTATGAGTGCCCTGAAAAAAGAGATTGGCGGATTCTATCCAGTCAATCCGAGAGAAAGTAAAGAAGCCAGGGCTAGCGCCGTAAGCCCACAAGTAGAACGAGGTGAAGTATTCCTGCCAAGGATGGAGCCATTTACAGAAGAATTTGTGTATGAGCATACCTGCTTCCCATATGGGCAAAATGACGACCAGGTGGATGCCTGTACACAAGCTCTTTCAATTCTTGAGACCATGGGAAGACGAGTTTCCTTTGGAGGGAATTTAGGCCAGACAAGAACACGGAAAAATCGATTCAATGTTTCGCCACAGTTTTAATGTTAACTATGAGGAATTAGGCCGGTGATAGATAAGACAAAGCTTCCAAAATATAGCACAGTAACGCATGCGAACGAATATACGATGAATCTTACTACTCGTTTGCTGCCCAATCTTGGATACATCAGGCCAGAGAACTTTGACTTCGATCAAGACCAAAGTTTTCGACAAAAAATTGAGCTTGATATCAAATTCAGAGCTGTAGAAGAAAATCTGCTTGCTGAAGTAGCTGGCATCGATTTCTTTCTCACCGACCCCAACAAACAAGACAACCCTACTCTCCCATATTATACATCACTTTTGCGCAAGACGAAGGGCTTCCTATCTTCTCGTATGTGTCTTGCGCAGTCTGTCATGTGGGGCTTAGCCATCGCGAAAATCGAGGGCTCTTTCTCATACGAAAAACTGCCTGGTGATTCAAAGGTGCGGAGATGGTGGTATCCGAAGCGATTGCTCGACGTATATCGGGATAGAATTAGGCGTAGCATTCACTACATCGATGGACGTAGGGTATATCTTTGGAATATTTACAATCCATTTAAGAGACGCTGGGATATTATCAGGGATGAAAGTGAATACATATGGAGCGAATACAGGCCAGAAGAACGGCGTCTTGGCTATGGCAACGGGCTTGGCAAGTCACTTTATTATTCCTATAAGCTTCTTTCCATCCTTTTTGAAATGCTTGCAATTGGAGCCCAGCGCTTCGCAGATTCTTGGATTATTGCAAAGATTGAAAATCTTCGTAGCTCTGAAAATATGTATGGGGATGCCGACACGATTGACCAAATAGTTGACGAGATTGAGAAAATGCGGGCGTTCGGCGTCTTGGTCGTGGATAAAGAAAACGACGTTTCAACACTCGGAACAGGCGGGGGAAATGGGTATCAGTTAATCACGGAAAGCATTAAGGAGATCAAGAAAGATATTATCGTGCTTCTTACTGGCGTCAATATGGTCACTCAGATAGATGGTGGTGGATCATATGCAGCAGCCCAAACGCAAGCCGAGCAGATGAATAAGCGACTAACCGTCCAAAGAGAAATGTCCGTTGCTGAGCCACTTACAGATTGGCTACTTCCGGTGATTTATAAAAATAACATGGCCAATTTTCAGGCTATGGGATTATTCGATTATTCGATTCCCAAGTTTAATGTGTCTGGTGGGACTGTTTTCAATGCCTCCGAGCGACTTCCAATATTCCAATTTGCCAAAGACTCAGGAATCGAAATTAACGATCAGGATATACGTGAACAGCTTCAGTTGTCTCCAGTTTCTAGGATCACGGATAAAGCTGACTTTAAGCCAGTGCCAAAACAGGAAGAAATATCGAAGAAGGAGAGCTTCAATTTTGCAGCAGCTCCGGAAATTGACAAAGTGATAAAGAAAAAGGACTCCTCGCAGAAAATACCGCGTGAGCTTATGAATGCTCTAGATGACCTTGGTGTGGATATTTTCAGGCGGTATACCGGTACACAATCCGATATTCAAGGGAGCCAAGATAAAGCCATTGAGACAATCCAGAAAATATTGGCATACTATGACATTCAAGGGCAAAAAAATGCAGTGAATAAAATAGAAGCTGAAAGCAAACGTCGTGGGATATGGCAGAGAATAAAAGAATATTTTAGGCGGAAATAATGGACTTAAAAGAGTATATGAAATTGCCATTTGTAGAGGGGATTAAAGCGCTAATCGAGAAGGAAGACATTCTAGCGGATACATGGCAAGAGCTGGCAGCAAGATATAGCAAAGGCAATGTCTTTGGATTGATCAAGGCTGCGAATCTATATCAAACCAAAGTCGTTCGTACTGCGTTACAGACGGCTATGGAAATGGGAATCAAAGGAAAAGTATTTGATGACTTTGTGATGAAGGAAATTAAGGGGGCGACGCGGGGATATACGGAGAATGTTTTTCGTACAAATTTAAGCACTGCCGTTCATGGTGGAATGGATAGGCAGGCAAAACGGTTTAGGTCGTTTATTGTTGGCTTTGAATTCATGTCCACAGGCGGTGAACATAAAACTAGCCTTGGGACGGGCTGGGGAGATGGATCGACCAGGGAGAATCACGCAAAAGCTGACGGTTTAAGGGCATCCCAAGATTCGCCTATATGGTCGCTATTTTGGCCGCCGCTTGGATATAGATGCCGATGTACAATAAGACATATAACTAAGACAGAGGCTGAGAATAAGGGCTGGCTTGACGATTCGGGGCAGCTTAAAACATATCATCCAAAAATTTTCGAGCCAGTCACAGTAAATAAGATTATTGGACATGGAGCACATCCAGATCAAGGCTTTGGAAGGAGGCCAGCATAGATGAAGGAATATAACTGGACAAAGAACACAGATGGAACATATACAATCTTTGGCGTCCCAATATTTCAGGAAGTCATAGACACAAGATATGGGAAAAATGTAAGATATAATAAAAAATGGCTTGAGGAAGCTGTCAGAAATCAAAATGCCTTAGAACGAGCTTCTCATTTTCCAGCCGTGCATTATGGACATAATACTGGCGAGGAGAGAGAAAAGCTTGGTGAGATGTTCAATTTCAGGCTTGGCAATATGGATGTGAAACAGACTGTTTTCGTGGACATACGAGATATCCCAAAACATGTTTTTGATAAGATGTTCAAAGGGAAATTGCCTCATCGGAGTGTAGAAATCACTAGCCCAGAATCTCACCGATTTGGAAGTCTAGCATTATTATCCTCTAGGGCTCCATTTTTTCCCCTTCCAAACTTAAAACTTGCAAGAAATGAAATGAAACAGACGTCTAGTTTTTATGCGTCTGAAGTTTGTATCAACAATTTTTTTATGGAGGGCAATATGCCGGAAGACAAGAAGAAAGATAACTTCCCAGAAACGACTGAGGAAGAAAAGAAGCCTCAAGAAATGCAAGGCGAGGACATGACAAGTAAGCTTGACGAAATCATGAAACGTCTTGAGGCGCTTGAGCAGAAAGTGGAAGCTATGGGCGGAAAATCGAAAGATGAGTCTGAAAGCCCTATAGCGGAGTCTGGAAATGAATCCGAGCAGACACCGATGAGCGCTGCTATCGAAAGCAGACTTGCTAGCATGGAATCAGTAATGTTTTCTATGCAAGGAGAAACATCAGAGAAGGTGAATAAATATATGGATTATGCCCTGAAATCGGAAGCTGAAAAAAACATTCAAGCTGCTGTTTCTTTGGCAGAGAAAAGAAATAAGGTATTCGATCCGGATAAATTCGCATCAGATTGTCGATACTACATGGAAAACTGTAATCCAGAAACTGCACAAAAAATGATCAACGATCTTTTGGATGCGATGCCAATCGCTACTGGAATGGGTAGGGAATATGCAGTTGGTGCAGAAGAAGCGGAACTTTCTGGATATCTCGAAAATTATAATGATCCCAAAGAGCGTGAAATTGCACAAGAAGCGGGCTATTATGCCCTTGCCAATGGATATGATCCAGAGACTTGGATTCGTGGAGAAGTTAGAAAATTTCAATATACAAATGGAAAGAAAGGATAAATTATGGCTCTTACAGCTGATTCAAGAATTAATCTCCGAGGACTAGATCAGGAGAGATTTATTCAAAAAAATTTAGACGTGTCTTACTGGGGTTCTTTAATAGTTGGCGAACATTCCACAGGTCATTTTCGAAATGCCGATGGAGCAGCCGACAGCTTTTTTCTAGGAATCGATCAAGCAGGGCAAACTGGCGATGGTTCTACAGAATATCTAGTGTCGGCAGCTGGAGGAATTCAGCAGAGTGCGACTATAACTGGCTATGCTAGTGCTGCAAATAATTTCAGTCTTGTATATGCGACTGACGATAATACATTGACACTGACAAGAGCGGCCGCTGATGCTCTGCCGGTTGGCATTACGATGAAATATCGAAGTGCCAACACAGGCGACATAAGATATTTCACAATTATGGAAAGCGCTTTATTAAGTTTAAACGGTCGTGGAAGAAAGACGATTCAAATTGGTACATTTCCATGCAATTTGGCAACTGGAGACGTTGCAACAAGTGTTTTAGCACTTTGGGGACATGGGAAAATTACCGCTTTCTATATTATTTCTGATGGCGCAGGTGCTGGAGTAGGAGCTGATGTTGATTTGAATCTTGAAATTGGAGCTATAAATATCACAGGTTCACAAATTTCGATGCTTCTCGCCACACAACAAACGCAAGGAGCAAAAACTGCAACTGATGTAGCAATTAGTGCTGCCAACGAATTTTCCGATGGTGATCTTCTCAGTATTGAAGCAGTACAAAACACTGCTTTTACTGCTGGAACTTTTTCCGCATTTATTGTTG